ATGCCCAAGCTCACCGAGGCGACGCCTAAATACCGCCTCCATCGTGCGTCAGGCCAAGCAATCGTCACTCTCGACGGCAAGGACTTCTATCTCGGGCCTCATGGATCAAAGGCCAGCAAGCTCGAGTATGACCGCCGCATTGGCGAATGGCTTGCCGCCGGCCGGTCGCTCCCCAACGCCAAGAACGCCGCCGGCAAGTACACGCTGACGGTGATCGAGGTTCTTGCGCGCTTTATGAAGCACGCGCGGACCTATTACAGGAAAAACGGCGAGGTCACCGACGAAGTTGAAAACCTGAAGTATGCCGCTCGGCCGCTCAAGCGACTCTACGGCAGAACGATCGCAGCCGAGTTCGGCCCGCTTGCTTTGAAGGCCGTGCGGGAAGGATTCATCGCCGAGGGGCTTTCGCGACGCCACATCAATGACCGCGTCAGCCGGATCCGCCGAATTTTCAAATGGGCGGCCAGCGAGCAACTCGTTCCGATCGAAACCTATTGGGGCCTGCGATCGGTCGACGGCCTGCAGGAAGGCCGTAGCGACGCGATAGAGAAGCCGGAAGTCGGACCGGCCGAGGACGCGATCGTCAACGGCGCCTTGCTCAAGATGCCGCGGACCATCGCCGACATGGTCAAGCTGCAGCGACTCACCGGCGCGCGGCCTGGTGAAATTCGCCAGCTCCGCCCTCGCGAAGTCGATCGACGTATTTCGCCCTGGGTGGTGACGCCAACGACTCACAAGATGCAACACCATCGCCGGAAGCGAGTGATCTTCATCGGTCCACAGGCGCAGGAGATTCTGAGCCGCTATCTGCTGCGCGATCCTGACGCCTATTGCTTCAGCCCGGCCGAATGCGTGGCCGAACACAACGCCGCCCGCCGAGCTCAACGCAAGACGAAGGTTCAGCCGTCGCAGCTCAGCCGGGCGAATCCCAAGAACCCGAGGCAGTACGCCGAGTTCTACAGCAATGACGCGTACGCCGAGGCTGTGCGTCGGGCCTGCAAAAGGGCGTTCCCGGTACCCGCCGGAATATCAGGAGCCGAGCGCAAAGAGTGGATCAAAACCCATGTGTTTGCACCAAACCAGCTCCGGCACAACGCCGCAACTGACGTCCGTGAGGAGTTCGGCTTAGAGTCAGCGTCGGCCGTCTTGGGGCACGCGAAACTCTCGACGACGGAAATCTACGCAGAACGCCAGCGGAAGAAGGCCGCGAAAGTGATGTCAAAAATCGGATAGAATCTCTCAACTCGCCGGGTTCGCGGAGTAATTAACCGCACACGGCTGGCCGGTCGATCGTGGTAGCACCTACGCCACGGCGCCGGCTGGCCGGCCTGGCTCAAAGAAAGTAGGTGCGAACATGTTTCACAATTCCGACGACGCGCGTTGGTATGTCAGAACGCCTCGATCGCTTTTTGGTGGCTGGGTATTCGCAAGCGGATTCATCGGGGAGTGGTGCAAGGCCTCGATAGCGATCAACGATTCCTCAACAAACATCGTCCCTGACGCTATTCTGCAACTCACTGGCGATTGGCCATTTGCCGATCGCGAGCTCAATTTAGTCATCGATGAATTCATTGCCGCGGCGGATGGTCCGTTTCGGCTCCAGTTCCAGAATGGCCGAGTTCTAACGGCCGCCTGCGCCCATGAACTGGTTTTCATCCTGAACGATGAAGTTCTAAACGAAATCTGGCAACGCTGCGGATTGTGGGCCACTGCGGAAGCGAGCGAGCGGCTCTTACCTGGCACGGCAGTCGACATCAACGGTCATTGGAATATCAATCGAGAGGTTTCGCCTGAGCAACTTCAACACGCGCACGATGAATTACGCACGTTGCTGAATGAGCATCTGCCAGCTGTGACCGCCGTATTTCGAGAGGCATACCTGATCAACGAGGCCAATCGGGATCTAATCAGAGTTCACCTGCGCCGCGAGCTAGCAAAAGCGGTCGATCGGCGTAGGGTAACTGGCCTGACTCTTCCATCCGACACAGCCAGCGACGATGCCTTGGCAGTTCGTGATCAGTTTTCCAGCGATAGGGTCCAGCCGCGACTAAGTGTTACGCTCACGCCGCCCGAGGCCATTTTGGATGGTGTGAAGTATGAGATCGAGCCCGATGACGCGACGCTGTTGATCGCGTGCATAGAGGCGCAAGGCTCACCTGTCAGCGCACAAATTCTTGATATTCGAACAAACCGCGTTCGACGTTCTTTGGCTGAACGGAATGCCAACGCAATCGCTGATCTTATTGAATCTGCTTCCGGCAAAGGCACTTACATCGCTCGGCAGAAGTTGGCGGAACTCGGCCTACTTCTGCCGGGCAGAACTTGGCAGAGTTCCGCCAAAATTTGATCGGTGATCTGCCAAGCGGATCTGTGTAGTCTTCTCGCGTTGTTCACACGATTTCTACGAACACGCGAGAAACCGCCATGTCATCCACTTCACTGCCGGTCGTTCCTGAAGTTGACGAGCTAAACAGACTCTATCCGCTTGCTGAGTTGCGCCACTTTGTCCCCAAGCGAAAGGGAAAGGTTTGCTCCATCGGTTGTATCTTCCGATGGGCTCAACTCGGCCTCAAGGGCCGCAAGCTACGAGTGACGCAAGTCGGCGGCACAAAGATGGCCAGCCGCGCGGACCTTGCCGCGTTCTTTGCCGCACTCTCTGGCCAAACGGACCAGGCGGCCACGCCTTCGAATGGCCAGCGTGAAAAGGCGATCGCGGACGCCTCGCGAGAGCTCGAGCAGGCTGGAATCTAACACCCGCGTTTCTGCGGGTGTTTTCGTTTCGTGAGTTATTGCGGTTCCTACGTGAGCAAAGGGCTTGAAATGGCCAAAGCATCCGAACCCACCGACGACACGGCAATTGAAGCCGAAGAGCTAGTTTTAAGCGCTCTACTTCAAGGGCTGGTGAGTCTGTCGGAATTTGCGTTTGACGTTGGCGACTTCACCGGATGGAGGATTTTCGTTTTCAGCGCGATTTGTCAGGCGGATGCGCGATTCAACGCGTTAAACGATTCATTGACGGCCCACACGCTGTTTTCGGTTGTCGCAAACATCCTGGCCGACGATGGCACGTTGGACGAGATCGGCGGAATGTCGTTTCTCGCTGCAATCTATGACAAAGGAAGCGCGTCGCCGCGCTCCACTATTTTCGAGTTCGCAGACGTGCTCCGCATGAGCCGACGCCGCCGAATGCTTCGTGTTCTCGGTAGAGATCTTGCCACCTTTTCTGACCGAATGACGCCGGCCGAGCTTATCGGAGTTGCCACCAGGTGCATTAACGACATTTGCAGCACATCAGCCCACGCCCGGCGGGAGGTGACCTGATGGCTCGCCCAGGGCTTCACAAGCACCCAAAGTTCCGAATGTTGGTTGCGCTACTCGGTGTTTCCGAGGCGCACGCCCGCGGGTACCTGGAGTGTCTTTGGGATGTGGCCTACGAAAACGGTGTGTCACGGATCGGTAACGTGACAGCCGTTGAACTGTGTGCGCACTGGCCCGGCGCACCAGGAGCGCTCACAAAGGCGCTCATCGAGTGCGGCGGAGAAGCGCGCGCCGGGTTCATTGAACCGTGCGAGTGTCACGCAAACGAGTATCAAATCCACGATCTTTTTGACCACGCCCCCGACTACGTGCAAGAGCGATTCAACCGAGAGCAAGAGCGTTCGAAAGAGAAGCTATGTCAATACTGCGGTGGTACTTACAAATCGCGAAACAAAAACTCAAAGTTCTGTTCTGATTCGTGCCGGCAAGCCAACCACCGGAAGCCAGTCACGGAATGTAACGATTTGTTACGAGATGCAACGATTCGTAACGGCACTCCCGCACAAGCACAAGCACCCGCACAAGCACAAGCACCCGCACAAGCACAAGCTCTTAATGGTGATGGTAAGTCTTCTAGCACTTCTCCCCCTATAAGTCCCCCAAAGGGGGACGAGAGTGAGAAGGGATCTTACTCAGAGCATTTCGAAATCTGGTGGAAATTCTATCCGCGCAAAGCGGCCAAACGGCGCGCATTCACTGCGTGGAAGCGCGCAGGCAAGGACCTGGTGGCCCGCGGGATGAGCAAGGCTGAGGCCGTCGAGTTCATGCGCGTGGCCGTTCAAGAATTCTCTGGCTCCCCCGTGGGCCGCGGCGAGTTTTGCCCACACCCAGCGTCATGGTTGAACGGCGGGCAGTACGACGACGAGCGATCCGAGTGGCAGAAATCAGGGAATCACACTTCACGAGGGCAAAATGGCAACGCATCACGAAACGGGCCAGGTCAGCGACATCGAGGAAGCGACTACTGAGCCGAAGACCGCGAAGGAACTTTGCCAGATGGTGCTTGATCACCTGCAATTGAAGAATCCCAACCAAGCAGCAGCTCCGCGGCCAAGCGAACCACGCGAGCGTAGCAACACGCTTCGACTGGCCAAGCAAGTTGGGCCACTGTACGCGAACTGCCGTCTTGAAACCTTCGCGGCAAAGGGACCCAGGATGCAGGCCGCACTGGACTTCGTCACCGAATACGTGGCCGACATGCCGACGCGGGCCCGTGAAGGCGAAGGATTGGTTCTCTACGGGCCTGTGGGCACTGGGAAGGATCACCTGGCCATCGCTGCAGGGTTTGCGACGACGGAGAAATATCAGGCAAGCGTCGAGTTCCTGAACTGCGCGGAGTGGTACGGCGAGATCCGCGACGCTATGGCCGGCCGCCGAAGTGAAGCATCACTGATCGAGTATCTGACCGATCCGCACGTGCTGATTCTCTCTGACCCAGTGCCGACGGCCGGGCAACTCGGTCAGCACATGGCGACGATGCTCTATCGCCTGCTCGACCAGCGGTACCGCAAACAAAAAATCAACTTCGTGACTCTGAACGTGAACGACGAGGCCGAGGCAGATTCTCGGCTCACTTCGCCGGTTTGGGACCGAATGGTATCCAACACGTGGTTGAAGAAATGCGATTGGCCAACGCATCGCCAACCTGCACGAAAAGGCGACTGACGATGGCCACCAAGCAACGAAAGCAACTCGCGCCGGCTGACATCCTCGATCGGGTACCACCGCACAACGCGGCAGCCGAGAAGAGCGTGATCGGTTGTGTTTTTCTCAAACCTGACGAATGGGACGAGGTCAGCTCATTGCTGACGGCCGATGATTTCTACCTCGACAACCATCAGCGTATTTTTCGGGCAACGGCTGAGTGCCGAGAAACGGGCCGGCCGATCGACTTGCAGATCCTGACAGAGCGGCTTAAAGCAAAGGGGGAGTTTGAGCTCATCGGCGGTGCCTATGAGCTCGCCTTGATGTTTCAGCAAGAGGCAACGGCCAGGCATGCGGCACACTACGCGCAAATCGTGCGAGATCATTCGATTCGCCGGCAAATGATCTACGCGTCGTCCGAGATTTCGCGCGACGCCTACGATTGCACGATCGAGCCTGCCAACACACTGGCAGCCGCCGAGAATCATTTTCTTGGGATCCGGGATCGCGGCCTAAGCGGGACTGAGCGCGTAACCCCGGCGCCGGAGCTCGCTCAGAACACCATCGCCGAAGTAAACCGGCGCATGAACCGTGAATACCGTGGCGGTTTACAGACTGGCTTCGAAGAGCTTGACGGGATGATATCTCTCAGACCATCGGAGCTGATCGTTCTCGGCGCCCGTACGTCGGTTGGCAAAACCGCGTTGGCCGCCAACATCGCGTTGAATATCTCGATCGATCAAGGCCGGTCCGTGTTGTTTGTGTCGCTTGAGATGGGGACGTCTGAAATCGGCATGCGTTTCATTGGCAGCCTTGCCCGCGTCGACTCCAAACGAATTGAGGCCGGATCCCTCACCGAAGATGAGCGAGCCAGCGTCATCGAGGCCGGAGCGCGACTGGCTGAAGCAAACCTCGAAATAGATGATTCCCCGCTCCGAACCGTGGCGGACATAGCCAGCGTCGCCCGACGCATGCGACGGCGCCGAGGGCTCGAGCTGATCGTTGTGGATTACCTTCAGTACGTGACGACGGACGATTCGAAGCTGCAGCGCCACGAGCAAGTCGCGAGGATTTCAGGCCGGTTAAAGACCCTCGCGCGTGAAATGCGAGTGCCGATCCTTTGCTTGTCGCAACTGGGCCGCGATGCCGACGCGAAGGAAAAGCCCAAACTCCGGCACTTGCGAGAGTCAGGCGCCATCGAGCAGGACGCCGATATTGTGATGCTGTTGCATCGGCCCGACGCCGAAGATCGAACCAACCAGGCCGACGTATCACGGGCCCATCTCTACATCGAGAAGCAACGCAACGGCCCGACCGGTGTTGTCGAGCTCGATTGGCACCGCCGGTTCACGCGGTTCGAGTCCGTGCACTATGACCCGTTTACCGAACCACCACAAAAGGAGCTTTTCAAGTGAACCCTACAGCAACCGTTGACCGTATGGCCGAGCTCCGAGCCGAGGCCGCCGCGCTTCGGGCCCAACGCCTCAATGGCCTGCCCTGGCATGCGGCCGACGCCGCGCGGCTCGAGCAGATCACGGCCGAGATTCGAGCGCTGACCAACACCGCCCGCGCTCGAGGCGGAATCACAGCACCGAGAGTTTAAGCACGATCATCGATGGCCAGTATCGCACCAGCAACCCGAGCAGTTCAGCGACGGCAGGCCCTGCCAGTCGTTCTCGTGAAGCGTCCGCGTTGCCCGTGGTGCACCAGCCCGAACATCGCAACACGACGCAGCAGGGACCAGGGCGATGGCTCAATGCTCCGCTCGAGCAAATGCCGAGACTGCCAAAAAACTTTCAACGTGATCGTGGAATAGTTCCAAACTTTGGAAGTCGCAAAATCGACCTGCGGGATAATTCACGCAAAGGAGAACCCAAGCATGTCACCCGCGGCCGCACTCAATGACCTGGTTTCGATTGGTTGCCTTGCGGGAGAGCTGCAAACACCAGTGCGAACCCTCGAGCTGGCCGCGCAGACGCTTGGCATCGTGCCCGCGTTGCGTTTGAACCGGATCGCGCACTTCGACGCTGACCAAGTTGAACGCATCGCGCAGCACGTGCGGGAGCAACGAAACGAACGACCATAGGAGCCAAGTGGACCCCGGGGGGGTGATTTTCTGGCGCTCGTGTGGACTGAAATACGCCGCCTCAGTCACGCGTGTGTGCCCGCGAAAAAAATCGTGGGGGGTTAACAAGATAGGCAAGATGGAATTTTGAGCCGAGTTTTCATCGATGGGACGCAAGCCAACACCACCGAAGCTGAAACTTCTCCGGGGCAACCCGGGGAAACGAAAGTTACTGGACGTTGTCGCGCTGCCGTCGACCAAGCCCGATTGCCCCGCGTTCCTGAATGCCGTTGCGAAAGCGATGTGGCGCAAGCTGGTGAAGTGGCTCGAGGCCGCTGGTTCTCTTCAGCGGTCCGACGCCAATGTTATGGCGATGTATTGTTCTGCCTGGGCCGACTGGGTGGAAGCGAACGCCGAGCTTGCCGCCGCGGGCAAAGTCGTGAAGAGCAAGACTGGGGTTCCGATGCACAACCCCTGGCGATCGGTGGAGAGGGACGCGAAACGCGAATTGACGAAACTCGGCGCGAAACTGGGCTTGTCTCCGATCGACCGCAAACAGCTTGGAGTCAGCGGCGACAAGGCCCCTGGCAAGTTGGCCAAATACGTGAATTAGAAACCGCCAAAGAAGGCAGCCTCCCTTGAAAGTTCAACGAGCCAATTCGATCCGCAGGCCGAAGTGCCCTGCGTCGCTTTGCCAGGCGGCGAAGAGCGAATGGACTCGTATCGTCAAGGCGACGGCGGCCGACGGCACATTGCCTCAGTTGGACCTCGAGACCTTGGCCCTGTACTGCCAGGAATGGGCAACCTTTGAGCGAGTGCAAACGGAGCTAGCCGCCGCCGGCGACGACGTGACGAACCCCAAGACCGGGCAAGCCAGGCCGAACCCGCTGCTTGTCGAGTCGCTTCGATCCCAGATGCGACTGCTGCAGCTCTCGAAGAAGCTGGGAGTCACACCGCTCTCGCGTGCAAGGTTGGCAGAGGCTCGAGCGAATCGACCACGCCTCAAAGTACACCGCGGCGCCGGATCCGCGGCCGAGTAAACCACCATCACCAAAACGACGGACGGCCAAATCATGGCAAAGCGATCGACAATCCCGACCCTTGAAGAGCACGCCGGCCACGCCGCGGCGATTGCTACCCTCGAGTCCCTGAAGGCCGAGCAGCTGCGAATCGAAACGGCCTACAACGAATTGCTCGAGCGGTTCAAGGGTAAGACCGAAGCCCAAATCAGAGCGACCCAAGCCGCGCAGCGATTACTGGCCGGCGGCGCCATCGGCAGCGATGAGATTGCCGCGGCATCACAACACGCCAACAACGGCGAGCTCGATACGCTCAAGCAGCAGCTGGCCGTGATCAGTGAGGCGATCAGCCTGCAGGCGGCCGCCGTCGCCGAGCAGTTGAAGCTGGCCGGCGCCGCGATGCTCGAGGCCGCGGGCCCGGCTCACAAGGCAATTGCCAAACTCATCGGGGCGGCAATCACTGCACTCGAGTCTGCACTGGATGAAGACACCGCGCTTCGGGATCAATTGCAGGCCGCCGGCATGGCCAGCCAGTTGCGCGACGTGCGCTTTCTGCCGGCAGCGTTCAACGACAAGACCGATGGCCAGGCGGCCCGTTGGCGCCGCGAGCATGCCGACTACGTGGCATAGGCACTTGCACACACCACTACACACCAATTGATCAGTGAGGGCTAAAACGATGATCGTCACAACGAAGATGAGCGGGTTCTCTGAGTGGGATCGGTTTTTTTTGGAGCTCGCTGCCCGCAATCAACAAATCATTCGCGCTTCCGCCCGCGCCGCCGCCGAACAGATCGTCGAGCACGTGAAGGCCAAGACTCCGGTTGGCATTCCGCCGGAGCACATGCGCGATCAAGTGATGTGGACTTCGGCCGACGAAACGGGCGATGGCGCGATGAGCGGGCTCGCAGTTGTTGGGAACGAGTTGTCGATGATTGTCACGATCCGTTCACCATACGCCCACTTCGTGGAGTTCGGTACGAGCAAGATGCCCGCTCGGCCGTTCTTCCGGCCGGCGCTCGATGAAGCGATGGAGGATGCAGCGAGGGCGATGGAAGAGGAAGCGAAGGACACACTGAAGGATATTGTCAGCCTGGTCGTAATGGGCCCGCCAAAGCTCATTTCGGTTATCGCCTTCGACGTGATTCCGCTCGCCTGGAAGGCTCTCACCTAGTACGCCCAATCAGTAACTATGCCCACCGGAACGATCACACGTTTGAACCTCGACCGCGGCTTCGGATTCATCGAGCCAAAGGGGCAAGGTGTCATCGTGTTCTTTCACCATTCCGAACTCGACGACGATCTACCGTTTGACGAGCAGTTGCGGTATCGGGAAGTGGTCTATGACAACGGCCGCACGAACCGCGGCCCGGCAGCAAGAAACATCCGGCCGGCATGGTAGCACCAGGTCAGCCGATCGACTCAAAGCTCTTTGACAACCGACCGCGGCGAGCAGAGCGGGCCATGCGTGGCTACCTTCGACCGCGTCCGCCGTTTGACCTTTACGCGTCAAGCGGTACTATGAACGTGTTCACAACACTTTTTGTTTAACCGGAGTTCTGATCCGCTGGAAAAGCGGCAGATGGTTGACCTGGTCCGCCGGAAAAGCGGCAGTTCATCAGCGGTATTATTCCGCCGGTGGGTTGCCTTTTTTTATGCGCTCCCACTGGCACAACGAAACGCCAATGTAAGGAGCGCTCACCATGTCAAACCGACTCAAAACTCTTCAAGACAAGCGGCGCACTCTCGCGCAAAGCGTGCGGGCCATGGCCGCCTCGGCGCCAAGCGACGACGTCCGCAAGTGGCCATCGGCGGAAGATAGGGGAAAATGGGTTCGTCTGAACGTGGAGTACGACGAGACCATGGCCGCGATCAAGGAAGAGAACGATAAGATCCTCGCATCGAGCCAGGCGATCACCGAGCGGTTGAATGCACTCGACGCCGACGAGGCAACCCCCGACGAAGGCGGCGGAATGCCCGGGATGGATAACACGAACCTCCGACACCGCAACATGGGCAGCGACGGCGGCAACCTTCGCACTGCCGACGGTATCCGCTCGATGGCGCTGCAAGGCTGGATGCGGAATCAGTACAACCTCGACGTTAGCCCCCGACACGTTGAGGCGGCACGCCAGGCCGGCTTGCGGTTGGACAGCAAACAGATCGTGTTCAACGTTAGCAACACGATCGGATTTCGCGAGCGGCAGAACGCAATGTGCAGCGTTCACCCGACACGGCGCCGCGAGCTCTGGCAACGTCGCAACGAGGCGATGAGCGGATCCAGCATCTTGACCGGCGGCAACATCGTGCCCCCGGAATCGCTGATTCGCGCCTTCGAGCTCAACATGCTGGCCTATGGCGGCGTGGAGCAAGTGGCCGACGTGATTGTGACGCAGACCGGCGAGCGCATGGGCTGGCCGACCTTCGACGACACCGGCAACGTCGGACGTCGAATTGGCGAGAATCAGAACCTCGACAATGACGGCGAAGGCGGGGCTTTGCCGGCCGGCGCGAAACACTACTGGGACGCGTATAAGTACACGTCAGACGCTGTGTTGGTTCCCTTCGAGCTGCTGCAAGATTCGTTCACCGACTTGCCGACGGTAATCGGCGAAATGCTCGGCGAGCGCATCGGCCGCAAGAAGAACCAAGATTACACGTACGGCACCGGTGGCAGCCAGCCGCGCGGCATTGTCACCGCTTCGGAGATGGGCGTCACGACCGCCAGCGCTACGGCGATCACTTATGACGACGTGATCCGTCTTGAGCACTCGATCGACCCTGCCTATCGCGTCGACTGCGGCTACATGTGCCACGACTCGATCATTCTGCAGCTGCGATTGCTGAAGGATGGCAACGGTCAGCCGATCTGGCAAAGCGGGTGGAACACGGGCCGGCCCGACACGTTGAACGCCTGGCCGCTCACCACGAACCAGGACATGGACAGCACGATCAGCGCCGGCAAGAAAACGCTGCTCTACGGCCAGTTCAAGAAGTACAAGATCCGCCGCGTTGGTTCGCTGCGGATGTACCGGCTTGAGGAGCGGTACCGCGACAGCGACGAGGACGGATTTGTCGCCCTGCTCCGCGAAGACGGCAACTTGCTGAATGCGGGTACCTGCCCGGTCAAGCACTTGCTGCAGCATGCGTAAACCGCTCGAGCAGAGCGGCCGACAACTTGGACCGATGTTTAGACGGTCCGGTTTCTTCAATGAGACCGGGCCGTTTTTGTTTGTGCGATGGCCCAGCAGGACGAGCCCGTAGCGCGTCCCCTCGGGCCGAGCGGCGCCGGTCGTTTGACGGCGGCCGGCGCCGCTCCCCTTTTCACTTCCCCGGAGATCTTCGAATCATGGTTTCTTTCAATCGCCCCGAGCCCAAGGATAGCAAGATCAGCCAGGCGATCAGCCCCGCACCGACGCGCACGAAGACAGCGCGCGTCACTGAGATACTTGATACCGACGGTTGGCCGGCCAACTTCCTTTGCCTCACCGTGGGCGCCGTGAACGCCGGCGACGCTCACTATCAGATTACCTTCGAGGCCAGCGACGATCCTTGCATGGCCGGCGCCGCGCCCGTTGATGATTCAGAGCTCGAGGGCGTGCAACGTGATGTGCCCGCCGAGCACAACGAGGGGGCCCACAAGATCCCGCTGGCCTTCCGATCGATCAGCATTCGATACCGCGGGGCGAAGCGCTACACCAGGGCAACAGTCACACTCGAGCCAAACGGCTGGCCGATGACGCTGTCGGGAACGTGGGTGCAAAGCAACGTGGACCAGGTCGAACCGCCTCCGCACTGACTGACCACACCCCAACGGGGCCCTGCCATGACAACCGACGTCGACGAGCTCGACGACGAGGACAGCGATTGCGACGACGGCCGAGCGTCGAAGTTCAACCCGACGCCCGAGCAGATCGAAGAGCGAGCGGCCGAGGTGCGCGCTGGTTGGCAGGGCAGCACGCGGCGCCGGCGGATGGCCGAGGCCACGCCGCGGGTCGAAATGCTCAACTTCAACTTCGACCGACGGTGGAACGGCGAGGAAATCGTGTGACCTGTGGGGCGCTCATTCAAGCGACTATTTCACCTCGGCAGAGTCCGACGCTTCTTTCCGATTCGATGCCTCAAGATGTGGGCGCGTGTCGGCTATCACAGCTCAAGGTGCGACGATGGCGATTTATAATCCAAAAGCGACGGCGAAAAGCGCGATCAAAGTGGGCGACAAATTCAATCGTCTGACAATCATCGGCCCAGTGTTTCGGGTCAGAGGCATGGACGGGAGGCCGCGACACGCCGTCGTCTGTGAGTGTGAATGCGGTAATTATACGGCCGTAAAGGCGGATAACTTGCTGTCTCATTTGAACAAGTCATGTGGCTGTATAAGGCGGCCGATTGCAAGAACGAGTGGCCCTGCTGGTCACCTGCTCTCAAAGTCATGCACCGTCCCGATCGGCAGTAAATTCAACCGCCTGACAGTTGTTGGCCAGGCCTTTCGCGTGCGTCACAATCGCGGTGGTTGTCGATCGTGGGCGGTTTGCCAATGTGAATGCGACAACTTCATCGCTGTCAGTGTCAACAGCCTTCTCGGGTCGAAAGTTCGATCGTGCGGCTGCCTGCTGACGGAGGCCAACGACCGAACACACCGGGCGGCATACGGCAACACTCGGTTGCATTCAATCTGGCGTGGGATGCTTGCCCGTTGCTCGAAGCCGTCGCACCCGAGCTGGCGATACTATGGCGGTAAGGGCGTTAAGGTTTGCCGTGAGTGGCGAGAGAGCTTTATCGCGTTTCGTGAGTGGTCAGAGGCCAATGGCTATGCCGATAAACTGACGATCGATCGGAAGGACTCGTTGGGGAATTACGAGCCCAGCAACTGCCGCTGGGCGACGATGCTCGAGCAGGAAAACAACCGAACCAACAACATCCGGCTACTCGCCTTTGGTGAGGAAAAGACGCTATCCGAATGGGCCAGAGATCCGCGTTGCGCGGTGAGCTACGGCGGACTTTGGCGCCGACTGCTACACGGAATCCAGGTAGAGGAAGCACTTTCAACAGCCTCGAGAACTGCTAGCAGGAAGTTGCAATTTACTGACACGCCGGTAAACTGATCGGCGTGAAAAACGCCCCGGCTGCTGGGCGAGCTTAACGGCATCTTCAAAGGCAGCGGTTTTCGTGAAAAACCATTAACGATTTATGGGTAGTGGCCCTTGTGCAAGTCTGGCTGTCTAACCAAGCCGTAAGGTAAGGGGAACGCGCGCGCCTACGGGCGTGCGCGCATCGGGTGACCGAACAGGCGCGGCCGTTAACCGCGCTCACAGGGGTTGCATGAGGGCCACCACCCTTCTTTGCGCTCAGGCAGAGCCGAGCGCCGAAAGGAAGTTGCCCCATGATGACGGCAACCGTGCCAAGTATGGCACCACCAAAGGAGCTCCGTCGGAACGGCATGACCGAGGATCAGTACGCCGAGCACCGGCGGCAGTCTCTACGCGAAGCTGGCCGACGCTGGCGAGAAAAGCAACGAACCGGCCCATCTCGCGACTTGGCGGAAACATCGTTTCCCCAATTGCCCGACGCGGAAGTATCCGTTCGCATCGCCGCGTTCTATCGAGCCAAGGCAGCCGAAAGGGGGTGCGCATGAGACCCATCGTCAAAGCGCTGCGACGTTTCCTGACGACGGTGACCGGCAAGCCCAACACCGCCGTCACAGATGAGAACGTGTTGAAAAAGATCCGATCCGCCAAGCTGGTGACCCGCTCGCAGTTCGAAGCCTTGAAGAAGGCAATGAACGAGCCGGCCACCGATGGCCATACGATCGACCAGTTAACCGGAATGCTTAGCTACCTCGCACAACGCCACGTTGCGGAGCGCGAGACCGTTTCAGTTTAG